TAGTATTACCTGGACCACCTCTGAGTGGTTTTGTTACACCTTTGAGTGGATTTATTACAACGAAAAGTTTAGTGCGTTTACGCACGGGGGGCGCAAACGCCCCCCACCCCAATTAAAAAAAATCTTTATATAAGGTATGTCAAAACCACTTCGAAATATTTGTTTTACAAGTTTTAATTTAGATATAGAATGGTTTGAAACAGAATGGCCCAGTCACCATTTACCGGGAGAAGAAACTGGAATGGTACAGTATATTATTGTACAAGGAGAATTCTGTAAAGAAGGAAAGAAACATATACAGGGATATGCCCAATTAAGAGGACAATACTATCTCAAGAAAATAAAAGAATTTTTCGGAGATAATGGTTTACACGTAGAACCAAGAAGAGGTACTCATGAACAAGCCCGTGATTACTGTAAACAAGAAAAAAATGGGCGTTGGCATGATTATGTAGAAATGGGTGATCAAAAAAAACCAGGATCCCGAACGGATTTGTTGGATGTTATAGACAAAATAAAGGAAGGCGAAACTATCGCAAGTATAATATCCAACAGTAGAGATCCGAAAATGGTCAGGAATGCTGTTGTTTATAATAGAACATTAACAGCAATAGAGAAACAATTTAAATATGATGCTGCTATAAAAGAAGCCATAAAAGAGTATGATGGTGTTACATGGCGAAAATGGCAAGAAGAGTTGCTTTGTTACGTCGACAAAGACGCTGACAAGAGAAAAGTTAGATGGTATACAGATATGGGAGGAAATACAGGAAAAAGTTATATAACAACATATCTGACATTACTTGGAAAAGCATATGTAGTATCTGGAGGTAAACAAGCCGATATATTATATGCATATGAGGATCAACCAATTGTCATATATGATCTGGCAAGAGCATATGAACAAAATATGGATCATATATACGTGACAATGGAATATTTCAAAAATGGAAGATTTTTATCAACCAAGTACGAATCAAAAATGAGGGTATTTAAAAGACCCCATGTCATAGTAATGGCTAACTTTCCTCCTCACATAAATAAGTTATCAGAAGACCGTTGGGATATAGTCTATATGACAAACCCTTAACAATACTTAAGCAATTACTCGGGGCATAACGCAGCGCAGGCGGAGTGCTTGTCCCGGGTAATTGCTTTAAAACGGTTAATTCTCAAAGACTTTTATACAAAGGTCAAAACAAAACACTTGTATAAAATTCTTTAAAAATAAAATAAAATATATAGGACTAGATTTTTACACCAGGAAATTATTAAAAATCTAGGGCTATATATGTCACTAGTAAAATATAGGATTTCAAAACCGAAGTATACAAAAAAAAAATCTGAAAAGAAATTTACTTCAAAGAGATCTATTAATACAATGTTGTCGAGATTACCTGAGACAAAATATTATGATGTATATCATACTACAACAATAACTCAAAATGGTGCTCTTGATTTATTAACAGGAATGACAACATTAGGAACTGGAGAAGGACAACGTGTTGGAAGTAAAGTATTTGTAAAATATATTCAAGTTAATGGACTTATTATGCGTAATGCTTCTTCTACAATAGATAATTTAAGGATCATTATTTTTATGGATAAACAAGGAATGAATACACCAGCAGTTACTGATATAATGGAACCTGCTTATCTTGGATCAGGATTTTCTCCTGTTGGTAGAATAAATGAGTATAGAATTCCTAGATATAAAATATTATATGATAAGTTGACTCATGTATCTACTCAAAAAGATGGTTTTAATTTTAAGGCAAATCTTAGAATAAATATGCCTGTATATTATGTTAGTACAAGTACTTTTAAAAATCAAGTATATATATTATTTCTTGGTGATAATGGTAATGTATTAACTTTGCCATATTGTAATTATACAGCAAGAGTATCATATACAGATCAATAAAAGAAAAACATATTTCTATTGATGAAAAACTCAACACTAGAACTATGGAAATACCTAGTCAAAAAAATCCCGGTGAAACAAACACAGGATAACCCCCCTAGTTAATTTTTTAGATATTTTTTAGATATTTTTTATATGTTTTTTATCCCCTAATCTTGTCTTTTTGATTGTCCTGACGCTGTTATTAGGGCGCCGGCCACGCGCCCTAGAACAGAATTCCGGAAGGCCAAAAACACAACATTAGTAAACTGCTATTAATTCCCGAAAATAAAATCCGGAATATCTTTGGTCCAGGC